TATTAAAAGTCTCTGTTTTATTTGTTGAATAAAAATCAATAATTGAGTTTGCACAATAAGTTTTTACTAATTGACTCACAGATACGATAAGTGCAGAAAGACGTGTATCATCTTTAGTTGTATTTATATTTTCTGCATCTTTATATTCTTCTAAAGTTATTAAGTCTGCCATATTATAAGTCCATTAGTAAAAACTTGGGGGAGGTAAACTCCCCCTAGTTTCTATACTGTTAAGTATGATTATGCTACGAATGCAATCTTAACTGATGGCTCGTT